CTATCATACCAGTAACTTAATAAACACTAAAAAATTTGTTATTACTCCGACCGATAATTTAATTGTATTTTTTCCTAGTCATTTATTGCATGAATCGTCTAGAAATCTTGGAACAACTGATAGATATGCTTTAAATGTAGATTATTGGTTTGAAGGTACTTTAAGAAAAAATAGCAATGGATTTGATTCTATTTTTTAAATGCATGAGAAATGCCCCATTCTCTCTCAAGGCACCAGTAGCAAGTTTTACAAACAGGGATAGTATCTCCGGGAGTATAGGTTGTATAATCTAAATCTTTAAATATTTCTGGATTCATTTCTACATCACCTTCGCAACTTCTAGTCATATCTAATAAATTTTCTAATCGCAGTGTTATGTATTGTTCTACTGTCCATCGTTTGTCAACAAAAGCTATAGGACTTATAAACCAGGGATCATTCTCTTTATCATACTTGTACATCGTGTAGTGAAATGCATTTTCTTCTGTTAATGTATCGATATCTATAACTCTATCGTTGGGCTCGTTTTCAAAATTTACAAGTTTTGGGGATCGATTTATAGCTGCATATATTGCAGAAATTCCAAGTTTTTTTGTCATAAATTTATCAAAATTAATAGTTTCGATAACCCCACCCGGGAATGTTTTTCCTGGAAAATTGCCGGGAAAGTCTTTTCCAGTAACAGGGAAAAATTTAGGTTCTAAAATTGGAGGAATTAAGTTTTGATATCGGGTTGTAATGATATCATCAAATTCATTTTTTAAATACTCGTATGTTATTGTTCCGTGATAATCTTGCCACGGTTTTGTGTCCCACCATCGAATATGATTTAAAATAACAACCTTGGTTTTATATTTTTTTTCTTTTATCAACGAACATATTAGATATGTTAGCATTGTTGAATCGGCCCCGCCAGAGCAATTGATACCAATTAATGGCCAATTTTTATCTAACAATATTGGGTATCCGTCTGGCAAATATTCGATTATATTGTTTGCCAGACTGTTTTTATATAGAGTTTCTAATTCTTGGTAATTATTGTAGTTGGTTATCATTTAAAATCTTGTAGGAGTGGTTCGGCAGTTGATAGCATCAATGTCATAGTTAACATCAATTTTCAATGTGTCGTTAAGATACAAAAACGCTTCAAGGGGAGTAGGATGTTTGTCTATTCTATCGGTATTTATTATAGTTTCTAGTAATGGATATTTAATATTTTGAAACAAATCTTTATACATATTGATAACATCGGGTGCCATCAAATATAGTTCATTGATTTCAATTCCTTGAGATAACTGCCGTTGACAGATAGTCCATCTTTTCTCTATCTCTTCTATTGTTATCTTATCATTGCGAATATCGTTATATACTTTATCATAATCAAATCGTATTAATGGAATACTGTTAAGATTAACCCAGTCAACTCCCAAATTCGATAACATGTGTTGAGTTGCTTCGATAGCTGCTAAGTCTCTGATTAGATTGCCGGTCTCAAACTTACCAAAATCGTTCATCCATTTTTTTCCGTATATCTTTTTTCGTTGATCTGTAACTGCAAATGTCCATTTATCAGTGTACCTGTCCTCTCTTAGAGCACTAGTCCACATTATACCAATCAAATCGCCTTTAGAAAAATTATTTCGTTTATGGCATTCGACAATGGAATTAAAGATGAATTGATTACCAGCAGCATGTTCTCCCCAGTTTTCATAAATTGAAAAATGTTGTCCAATTAGGTCTGCCCAGGTAGTCCATTTATATTTGGTAAAACTGCAACCAAATGAAAAAAATCTATTATAAGATTTTAAATTTATGTTTTCAACTAGCATTGCCTACCTATAATCATGTATCTAGTATACAACGGCAACTCTAATTCTCCTGCCCATACAACATTAAGATGGCTTTGCTGTTTAAATTCTTCTAGGCTACTTGCAGTTCTAACATGCTCCGGTATTGCATAGTTGTTGCTTTGCACCACTATCAAACTATTATAGGGCATACCGCTTAACCATAAATCATATTGATCCTGTGCGATGTGTTCGCAGCTGGTGTTGATAACGATATCTGCATCGCTTCGGATAGCGCACATGTCAGCGGTGACTGCACGGAATCTGCCATCCATCTCTTCTTGCTTGTTCATCATAGTAGCAATAGATTCGCATGTTGGATCGATGTCAACGCTACGAATATTTTTTATGGGAATTGAACTTTGGAACAACATACTAGCTAATACCCCAACCCAACCTCCGTGGATGTCTATACTAATAAAAGTATTAACATTTTTTCTTAGGTTGGTAATCAGCCACTCTTTGCTTTTAAGTTGGCCACTCCAGAATGCATCCATTGTGCGCATTGGGTTAGGACTTTGTCTTATAGCCTGCATCCAGTAGTGTAAGTACTCTGTATCTATTTGCATTTTGGTATCTTTGAGTCTGCACTGCTAACACAACTAGGCGTAATACAGCGACGTGGTTCCTTAAATAAATCAAAGCCAGTTAATAAGTTTCCTAGTGGAATGTCGTGACAACTGTAGCTTCTTTTGACTTCGTTACCTCTTATTATAACACTTTGATATCCTGAATTGCAAGTCCAATCTTTGAATTTATTAAATCCAAACGCATTAAAACGTTCTGCTTGATCGAAAAGGTATTCTTTATCATCTGCATCATATAATGCTATTTGGTAGATATCTTCTCCGTTGTCTCGCTGAGGGAATCCTTCTTGCATGATTCTAATTTGCTCTTCTGTATATCCATCAACAATCCTGGAAGCAGTCGGGTCGGACTGGGGTTTAAGAGTAACATTAATACCTCGGGCGGCAAATCTTGCCATACGCTGGTAAAGCTCTTCAAACTGTTCCGGAACCATAACTTGATTGATTGTAACATGAACTCTCTCATACATTAATTGTAGGCACTTATCGCCAAACTCTTGTTCTTTAGCAAACTCTGAGTGATAGCTTGCCGTTATACTTCGACGTTGCAGCATGTCTGTATTCTTACACCAAGTGTTCCACCATTTTAATCCAGGAGACAAATTGGTAGTCATATGAATACTCTGGTAACTACTTTCTGTTTCATCTAGATGTTTCACTAGATCCGGTAACTGTTTGTAAGCAGTAGGTTCGCCGCCGCTGAAGCTCCAATGAAATTGGCTAAATCCATTTGCTCGAGCTTGACTTTTAATTTGATCTACTGTACACTTATATACATCTAGTGGTTGATGATCTAACTTGTCACTACGTGCATAGGGCCAACAATATGAACAGGAATAATTGCAGAACCGCCCCAGTATCCAACTTGTGGAGAATAAGGGCTGGCTTAACATTGTTCTTTGTCCAAAACGTACAATATTTTGGAATGGTATCTTTTGAAAGTCTTCGTGCATAATATACAGCTATTTAATCACTATTAGGTTGCAATTGCTTAAACAAGGTTATATACTAACAATACGGTCGTGAGTGGAACAGGCAGACCTCCCGCTAGTCCTATAGACTAGAATGGGGATGGGGCAAAGTCGTAGACAGCGCCTTTGTAGGTTCGAGACCTACCGACCGTACCATACATAACAACAAGGAAAATTTTATGTCAAGCACAGTAGAACAATTAAAAGCAGACTTCGCAGCATTCTTAGCAGAAGATGAAAAATTCACAGCAGGCAATGCATCAGCAGGAACTCGTGCTCGCAAAGCTCTGCAAGAAGTTGCCAAGAGTGTAAAGGCTCGTCGCAATGAAATCACCGCAGAAAAAACAGCAAGGGCAGAAGCCAAAAAGGCAGCGTAAAGTGTTAGACAACGATCTTCAACAGGCGGCTCAAGACATATTGTCTACTGATTTTAGTAGTGTTTCTGATTCTTCGTTTACTGCTACGGCAAATGCTAGTGCTAACAATAGTACTGTAAGTTCCTCTATACTGTATGGAATAGTTCCCAATACACAATACAGCAACATTACTACTGGTATTGGAGTTTCTCCTTATAACTATACTATCAGCAGCGGCGGTGCTTATAGTGACAATACTACACCAACCAATGTTCACCTTGATGCGGCAGGGCTTACTATGAAGGAAGGCGCTGATATTGTTATAGGTGGTAAGAGTCTAACTAAGGCTATTGCAAAGATCGAGGAACGTTTAGGTATCTTGAATCCGAATCCAGCCCTTGAAGATCGTTGGGAACAACTTAAAGAACTGCGTAGGCAGTATGTGGATATGGAAAAAGACCTTCTTGAGAAAGAGAAGATTATGAAGATTTTAAAAGGATAATGATGAGAGTACGTATTGTAGGCTACACAGTAGCAGATCCAGAGTTTGTAGCAGAATGCAAAGCAGAAGCGCTGTCAAGAGGCAAGACAGAACCAGAGTTTGCAGATATCCAGGATTTAATTGCATTCTGTGCAAGGGTTAGTAATCCTGCTAACCAAATGAATGAACAAACTAGTGCTAAACTTATCAAGTATTTGATCAAGCATAGTCACTGGAGCCCGCTTGAAATGGTTAATGCTACACTTGAGATTGATACTACTCGTGACATTGCACACCAGATTGTGCGTCACCGTAGTTTTGCTTTTCAAGAGTTTAGTCAGCGGTATGCTAATCCAGAAGACATGGGCGATATGTTTGAGTTTTCGGAAGCCCGACTACAGGATGAAAAGAATCGTCAGAACTCAATCGAGACTCAAGACCGTGAGTTGGCCACAGATTGGCTTCATGCACAGATGCGAGTAGCACATACCTGCAAGAAAGAATATGACTGGGCTATTAGCAAAGGTATTGCTAAGGAACAAGCACGTAAGATACTGCCCGAAGGTATTACCAAGACACGTCTGTATATGCAGGGTAGTTTGCGCAGCTGGTTGCACTATATCGAACTACGTAGTGCAAATGGCACACAGAAAGAACACATGGCTATTGCTATTGCCTGTGCAGAGATCATTGGTAGAATTTTTCCGCTAATGATTGAACTAAAGGAGATTTAAATGTACGCAACCGCAAGTTATAGAGACGCTTCTGCAATCAATGAAGCAATGGGCAGAGTATATCAACACATGGGCATTGCTGTGTTTATCAGCATGTTGGTCAGTTACTACGTAGGAACTAGTCCAGAGCTACTGCAATTCTTTTTTACAGGCATGCTGAAATGGGTGGTTATATTTGCACCATTGGCTGCTATCCTTGTAATGAGTTTTGCTGGTGACAACCTTAGCAAGTCAGGACTACAACTGTTCTTGTATGCGTTTGCTGGCTTAATGGGATTGAGTTTTGCCACAATCTTTGCAGTCTACACAATGGGCAGTATCTTTACAGCCTTTATGGGCGCAGGGGTATTGTTTGGCACTATGAGCATTTACGGATACTTTACTAAAAAAGATTTAAGCTCAATGGGACAGATGATGATTGTGGGCTTGATTGCAATTGTTATTGCCAGTGTTGTAAACATCTTTATCGGCAGCACAGTAATGCAGATGGTTATTTCAGCTATTGCTATCATTGTGTTCTTGGGATTGACTGCGTATGACACACAGCGTATTCGTGATCTAGTTGGACGTAATACTGATACAGGTCGTGAAGAAGTTATGGGCGCACTAACACTGTACCTAGACTTTATCAACTTGTTTATTCACTTGCTACAACTATTTGGTAATCGTAAATAATATCATTAAGCATTACTAAAAATTAACCAAAAAATAAAGTATGACCAAAGTAGTAGTAGTCGGTGCCGGCATCAGCGGAGTGCTGGCAGCATATTATCTTGCCCGTGATGGGTATGATGTAACTGTGTATGAACAAGAACGTTATCCTGCAATGAAGACCAGTTTCGCCAATGGTGGACAGGTTAGTGTAAGCAATAGCGAAGTGTGGACAACGTGGAGTAACGTGGCCAAAGGCATCAAGTGGATGTTCAAGAAGGATGCTCCACTGTTGATTCGCCCGACGTTTGAATGGGCAAAGATCCGTTGGATGGCAAAGTTCATGTGGAACACCATCACCAACCAGTATGAAAGGAACACTGCCGAAACTATCCAGATGGGTATGCGTTCACGTGATCTATATAGAGAGATCATTGCTGAAGAAGGTATAGAGTTTGATCAGAGTTTCCGGGGTATCCTACACTTCTACAAAGACGACAAATATTTTGCAGACGCTGAATCTGTAACAGAACTGTATGAAGCAAATGGTTGTCAGTGGCAGATAGTATCTCCATACAAGATGCACGAGCTTGAACCTACATTACAAAATGATGGCGAGTTAGTTGGCGGCGTTTGGACCAAAGATGACTGGGTAGGAGATATACACAAGTTCTGTATCGAACTGTCTAAAGTATTGAAAACCAAATACGGAGTTAGGTTCGAGTTTGGTGATAAAGTTAAACATGTGAATACCTTATCACACTATGATGTTATTGTGATTAGTAGTGGTGTAGGAAGTGTAGAACTTGCTAAAACGGCAGGAGACACAATCGATGTCTATCCAGTAAAAGGATACAGCATCACAATCAATTTAGATGACGAAAGTTATGCACACACACCACAAACCAGTTTGTTAGACGATCAAGCAAAGATTGTGACCAGTACATTGGGTAGAAGATTCCGTGTTGCTGGAACTGCCGAACTAACTGGTGAGAACTATGATATACGGCATGATCGTATTAAACCGCTGTTGGATTGGGTGCATACTAACTTTCCCAAGATTAATACACATGACTATTCCCCGTGGGCATGTTTGCGTCCCATGACACCAAACATGATGCCTATTGTAGCACAGAGTAAGAACAATCCTAAAGTGTTTTACCACACTGGACACGGACATTTGGGATGGACACTGAGTCCTGCTACAGCCAAGAATGTAGTTAGCTTAGTTAGAAAACACATAAACAATTAACTAAAGGAAACTAACATGAAAAAACTATTAGCACAATGGGTGCTTGCAGCAAAATGACAGAACAATTAAACAAGTTCTGCAAGAACTATGAAGTTAGGATTGTTGATGATCAGAAACGGTTTGCAAGATATCGCAGACCGCAGTTCTTCACAGAACCTTTAAATGCCAGCATCATTCGAGATGACATGGACCTGCAGACTGAGAAGCTCTACACCGTTGAGATTCCGGAAAGCAGGTTGAACACGCTGGTAGAAATGGAAAATCGTTTTATGAATTTTAGAAACAGTGACCATTCTAGAGATATGTTTGAGCTGCTTATGGACAAAGAGCGCGAAGAGGCTCATTATCGGTTTACTAACGCTGCTGTCAAGAATGCATATGAACAATATAGTATCATGCTAAACCTAGCCGGCTACCAAAGAAAGATTTGACAACGTAAGAAATAGACTGTATAATAGTTTTAACTAGAGAGGTTATAAATGGCACAACATATTAGATACTGGAGTTGCACTACTTTTGCAGATTGGCTTCGCGGCACTAAGAAACTCAGTGCTGGTACCGCTGAAGAATGGGACGACTGGACTACTCAGGCTCAAATGAAACACAATTTCCGCTACTGGATAGCCGAGGAAGCACTTGGTCATATTCAAGATTTTGTTACTGCACCTGCTAGAGGAATCTATGCTGTCAAGTATTATGTTAACAATCGCTGGGTCACTCGCACCAATAGCCTTACTGCACACAGTAGAGACATCAAGCCTGGGCAATGGCAAGATGTTGGTAATCGTTTCCTTCCTTGTCTTTTTAACGAGCTTGTGGACTTTGTGGAAATAGAATCAGCATGGAGTCATATTGCCTGGGGCAACAAAGAAGACCGTGCAAAATATGCGGCACCGTTCTGGGCATCAGGGTGGTGGCGCTGGAGAACGTGGCGTTGTGCGCAAGCAGGATTAGATCATCTTGACTGGGCAATGACTCTTACCATGGGCAAGGACTGGGGTGTAGAAGAAAATCACAAAGACTACGGCAAGCCAACTTCGCAAGCAGAACGTGCAAAAGAGATCAAGGAGCTGTACATTTGGTGGACTGTGACTTATCCAAATCGTCCGGACCCATACGATGCAAGTGGTTGGACTGCTTACTGTGAAGCTAGCCGAGAAGCCAACGGTGGCAAGATGAGTTGGATGAGCAGTGACAAAACTCCTGCACTTAAAAAGATGAGCAATAATACACATAAGCTATTGCGAAAGATTGAGGCGGCGTACGAAAAAGAAGACGAAGCAATGTTGATTCGTCTTATTAAAATTCGAGGTTCACTATGGACTTAAAAGATTCTAAATTTCGGGGTTGGGTTAGGAATATTTGGATTGATAACTGCGAAGAAAGATTGACATACAGCCAAGAACCTGCTACAATAAAGCAATACTGGAACACTTACAAATGGTGGTTAAAACGTGAATACAGACATCAACGATCAAGAAGTAAATGAACTCTATCATTGATAGAGTACAAGCACTGACTATTGACCTACAATATTATCAATGAAAACTCAAACTCCGGCAGAAGGCATTCTTAAACGTAGCACTTGGGGTGATGCAATGTGTTATCAAATAGTTTGTCAATGTCATCAAGAGGATCACGATCATACGGTATGGGTTGAAGCAGATGAGTGTGATGTCACAGTCACAACCTACACAACACAAAAATCCAAACCGTGGAGTCTCAATCGCTGGCAGGTCATTTGGCGGGTGCTTACCAAAGGTTATGTTGAATATGAAGCCAACATTATTATGACTGAACAACAGGCAGTTAACTATGCAGAAACTCTAAAGAAAGCAGTGCAAGATGTCAAAAATTTCAAAAAGTCCTGACCGACACACCTTTCAAAAGAATGGATACGTTAAGCGCCAACTTGAAAAAGGCGAGCCCGTTAACGACGATTATCTAGATATGTTTGATCGAATTCTAGAAGAAGAAGAGAATAAGTTCGATGATCCTAAGAGTCGAGAAAATAATCTCGAATATGATCTGCTCACTACTGATTGGATTTTAGAAAAAGTTCGCGAAAGTGCAGTCTATGCTCAAAATCTATATGCAGCTATGTGTAACAGAGACTTCCAAAAGTTAGAGGTTATTCCTATTTTGAAAGACGAAACTTGGAGTAGATCGTGGCGCTATGTTGGCGGTATTGTTGCAAGTATGCAACAGAAGGGTGATTACATCAATTGGTATTGCAGCGGTATTAAGGATCTTTCTCGATCTCAAGAAGAAGTAGACAACTTATCCTTTGAAGAAAAGGAACGCTATTTAGAAACACAAGCCTATGTGTCGGAAGGTGTTGTTACTCAAGAAATTGAAAACGACTTAAAAAAGCTCAGTTGGCGCGTGTTATCTGCAGATTTAGATAACTATTAATTTTAGGGGATAATAATTTAAAATGAACTTCGAACTATATGAAGTTTGGGCGGAAGCCGAAGACGGTCATGAAGAACTACAAGAAACAACTGCAAGTCGAAAGCAGGCATGTGAAATAGCAGAATCATTATTAGGTCAAGGCTACCTGTTTGCAACAGTGTATCAAGAAAATAAAGACGGTGACTTGTCAGAAGTACAACGCTTTGAGCATGGTTGACAATGTACCAAAACGATGTTATAATATACATATTGTTAAACGATACTAGGAGCAAACATGGCAACTAAAGCAAAACACTTGGCACAAGTTCGTGCAAAAATTGGTAAAGATCTAAGCCCAAAGTGGGATAATATTAGTGGGCTATCAGCTGATCAGTATGCTAGACATTTCCGTATTAGTATGGAATGGTATCGTATGGAATCTAGTGGTAAAGAACTAAAGCCAAAAGTTATCAATTGGATGAGTGCTAACGGTTACACTAAAGTAGATATTGCAAACTTTAAGAAATCCAAAGACAGTCGGTGTTCGCCTGTGATGGGTGCTATTGCTGTCTGCTTGCTTAACGGTATGCCAGAACAACGTGCAGATTGGAACAAAGGTCGTAGTTCGGCGGACTGGCTTAAGAATTCTATACAAAGTGTACTTGTAGAAAGTAAGCATGACATCGATGAAGACGCTGTAGCAGAAGCAGCAAAGGCCGATAAGCCTAATGTGTATGTTCCTAGTATTCAGGAACGAGTACGTGATAGTGCCATTGCAATGACTACAGAAATTGAAGACGCTATTGAGATGTTCCAAACAGATCCAGATGCGTTTGACCAAAAAGCATTTAAGATGCTTAACTTGCTCAAAGCCAAAGGTGCTAAAGCAGCTCATTCTCGTATCATTAAGAACTTTTACGTTCGTAATTTACAAGAACTTGTCGAGGCTACCGGTACCAATGATGCGCAACTTAAAGAAGGGTATAGTCATCTGAGTAAGGCGCAGTTGAAGAAGATCACCGCTTTCTATCAAGAGATTATCAGTGCCTGCGACATGCTCGGACAAGAAGCTAAAGTTAATCGTGCGCCACGGGCTAAGAAGCCGACTGATAAGAGTAAGGTTGTTTCTAAGCTCAAGTACAAGAAAACAGATGAGCCGTTGAAGCTAGTAAGTATCAACCCGGAAGATGTGATTGGTGCTCAGGAACTGTGGACGTATAACAGTAAGTCACGCAAGATCGGCAAGTATGTTGCTACTGAATTTAATACATTAAGTATTAAAGGTACCACAATTATCAACTTCGATGAGGTTAAAAGTGTGCAAAAGACTATTCGTAAGCCTGAAGAAAAGCTGAGAGAGTTCAAGGCAGCAGGCAAGATTGCACTACGCAAGTTCTTAGACGACATTAATGCAACTGACACTAAGATGAACGGACGCATCAACGAAGAGATTATCCTACTTAAAGTAGCATAATTGTTCTAGTAGGGTAGAAAAGCGGGCCAGGTGCCCGCTTTTCATTTATTGATAAATACCTTACTATGAACAATAAGAACCTTGATCAAGCACTTGCAGCCCTCGGCGATGCCCTAAAAAGCCAAGAACCGAACGTTGTTAAATCACTTACTCCGCTAGAACTAGCTAGCCAACTTCCCAAGCGAGCGCTTAGTGGAGATCATATTGCTGGCGGAAAAATACTAAAGTTTGCCAGTGCCGGGATTACTGATTCTGCAACTAAAGAACAACTTGTTATTACAGATAGCGGCATTATAATTAACGGTACAGTTGACTCGTTAACTGCTAACACCATTATAGTCGATGTCCTCGAAGTAAAGCAATTAAAAGCTAACATACAATATGAAAAAGATCAATCTGTAACATTTGCTGGTAAAGAAGTTTACGGTAAGGGACTGTTATGGAAAGGTCAGGGATCCACTAAACAGTTTGTGTTTAATAGCGGACCTGACAAATTTTTTAGTTCAGAAATAATTGATATTGCTAAAGACAAGTATTTGTCCATGAACGGCGTTAAAGTGTTGGACGGTATCGAACTAGGTGCAAGTGTCACTAAAAGTAATCTTCGCGAAGTTGGTCGATTAAAAGGATTGTTAGTTGACGGATCACTAAGTGTTAACAACTATATGTTCTTTAACGGTACTGCTGATCGTCTGGGGCTCGGTACTGATCAACCTAATGCTGCGCTAAGTGTTGCCGAAGACGGAATTGAAGTTCTAATTGGGACTAAAGAAAATCGAGGAGTAGTGGGAACCTTTGCTAGTCATGCAGTTGATATTGTAACAGACAACACATCAAGGATTGGTATTAGTGCCAATGGTAGCATTCAATTAGGTAATACGGATCGACCGCCAGTGCAGGTTAGTGTTCACGGTAGGCTATCAATCAAAGTAGCTATGCCAGATCCAGAAGTTGATCTACACGTTAATGGTGCTGTTAAATTTAATGGCAAACTTCAAAAGTATGACAGAGCATATCCCACAGCAGGTGCATACAATCAAGGTGATATAGTTTGGAACTCGGAACCTAAACAAAATACGTTTATTGGGTGGGTATGTGTGCAAGCAGGCAGTCCAGGAATATGGGCTCCGTTTGGTAAAATTGGAAATTAAAATGGCCACTCAAGATCAAAATATAGATTCGTTAGCAGTACTTCTTAAAGATATCCTTGCTACAAAAAATCAAGACACTAACATTGTTGAGTTATCTTACTTAAAGTTTAACGGCGACATCGAAGGCAAGGGACTAATTTGGGCAGGCAGCGGAAACACAAAACAGTTTGTATATCAACCTAATCAGTTTTTTAGTTCTGAATCTATTGTGCTTGCTAAAAATAAAACATTATCAATTGATGGAGTTGAGGTTCTTAGTGATAAGGCTCTGGGAGCAAGCATTACTAAAAGTAATCTTCGTGAAGTCGGTCGATTAAAAGGACTAGTAGTCGATGGCGGGTTCAGCGTTAACAGTTATTTGTTTTTTAATGCAACTGCTGATAGATTAGGGCTTGGCACTGACCAACCTAATGCAGCCTTTAGCATTGCTGACGAAGGTGTTGAACTTGTTTTGGGATCTAGACAAAGTACTAAAGGAGGTATAGGCACCTTTAACAGTGCTGATTTAGAAATAGTAACTGATAACACTGCTCGATTAATTGTCAAAGCCGGCGGCGATATTGAATTAGGTAATAAAAATAATGGGCCAATTAAAGTTACTGTAACTGGGTCTTTAGGAATTAATGTAGGAACTATTGATCCACGTGCAGAGTTACATGTAGGTGGCGCAATTAAATTTAATGATACTCTGCACTTAAAAGGCAGAGCTTATCCGGATAGCGGCAGCTATAATCAAGGTGACATTGTTTGGAATTCAAACCCACAGCCTAGAGGATATGTAGGGTGGATCTGCATTAAGGGTGGGAATCCTGGTATGTGGAATCCATTCGGCGAAATAAAATAAAGTGAATGCTGTAGTATTTGGCAATGGCGAAAGCCGTAAAAACATTGACCCTTCTTTATTAAAATCATCTAACACTCTTATCGGATGTAATGCTATTCATCGCGATGCAATAATGGATCATCTTGTCTGTTGCGATAGACGTATGGTAGAGGAAGCGGTTAGCAGTCCTAATACAAAGTATACTCTTATCTATGTTAGGGAAGATTGGTTCAAGTACTATCGAAAGATACAAAAAGACAAACGAACACATCTCGTTCCTTCTCTGCCTTACACGGGAGAAGAAAAAAAAGATCAACCATCACATTGGGGCAGTGGTGGATACGCAATATTACTAGCTGCTAGTCTAGGATACAAAAATATTTCCTTAGTTGGGTTCGATCTTTATCCAATGAACAATAAAGTCAATAATTTGTACAAAGGTACCCAAAACTATTCTAAGCCAGATACGCAGGCTGTAGACTACAACTATTGGGTCTATCAAATATCAAAAGTGTTTAAACACTTTCCAGAAACTACATTTACAGTAGTTAATGAATCTAAGTGGCAGCTACCTCCAATGTGGAAGAGACCTAATGTAGATTTCATATCATTGGACAACTTTAAGGTTGACTTATAAATACCGGTACTATATAATAGTACATAACACATACACACAGCGGACTTCTACGTCATTCATCCCGCTATATAAACTCTGCATGTCGTCAAACTTGCTCATTCATTAAGGAGACTAGAGATGGCAAAATTTTATTCAATAAAACATTACGGACACAACATTGGGCTGTCAGCGGTATTCCGTCAACCTAACGCAGATCACAGTCACTGTCATTTGTTACATGGTTACAGTTTAGCGTTTACATTTACCTTTGGATGTGATAAATTAGATGACAAGAACTGGGCAGTAGACTTCGGTGGACTTAAACCGCTTAAGGCATGGCTCGAAGATCACTTTGATCACAAACTGGCATTGGATAAACAAGATCCACATTTAGAAAAATTTAAAGAACTAGAAGCATTAGATCTGGTAGAGATTAGAATCTTTGATGGTGTAGGTGCAGAGAAGTTTGCAGAACATGCATTCAACTTTGCCGACGCACTGATACGCGAAAAGACTAATAATCGTTGTTATTGTGTACGAGTTGAGTGCGCAGAACATGGTTCCAACAGCGCAGTTTACGAGGCTTAATGAACACGGTGGTTTATTATTGCAGGAGTAGTTAGACATTGGTAATACTGGAAACTAAAGAACAAAAACGACTGAGGAAAAGTTTGGCTAAATTGGTCGAAGTTAGTCAGCCAACTACTACTGTTGATGCTAGTTGTTTAACTAAAGTAACTGTTATCTGTGTTAGATTTGGTACGCGATACGGACGGGAGTATGTAGAAAGACTTAGAAATATGGTCTCTAGACATATGACCGTTCCGTACGAGTTTGTTTGTCTAACTGATGATCACCAGTGTATAGAAGGTGTTAGAAGTATTGTACAACCAAATGCAAACTATGCTCGAGGTTGGTGGCATAAAGTTCACATGTTCGATCCTGCTCTTTCGTTATCGGGCAGAATTTTATACTTTGATCTAGACATTGTTATACACAATAATATTGATAAATTAGTTACTGAAAGATCTAATGATTTTTTAGGCATCCACGATTTTAACAGAAAGTTTTATGCAAATTGGAATAGCCTAAACAGTTCCACTATGTGCTGGAACCACGGAACTCAAAACTTTATCTGGGAACAATTTAAGGCAGATCCAAAAGCTGCTATGAAACTTCCCGGGGATCAAGATTGGATTTGGAAGTTGGCAAAAGACCGTATTAAGTTTTGGCCAAAGACCTGGATACAGAGTTACAAGTGGGAAATACGCAGTCGAGAAGAGCTCGTAGTATTAAACGGCAAGCGACAATTCAAAACAACCCAAAACTCAATTGATCCTCCAAAAGACTGTTGTGTCACAGTATTCCACGGTGATCCAAAACCGCAGGATGTTAAAGATAAATTTGTAGTTGACAACTGGAAGTAATTGTGCTATAATAGTAGTATGACAAATACTATTACTTCCGAAGCTTTACACACTCTGCTTCTTGAAAACGAGTGCGTAATTATGTTTACCAAAATTAATGGCGAGCAGCGCGAAATGCCCTGCACTCTACGTGCAGACATTGTTCCGCCAACTCCTGAACCCAAAGTACTTACAGAAGGCGAAGTTGCCAAAGTAAAGAAGCCTAATCCGGATATTATGAATGTCTGGTGTACGGACAAAAAAGAATGGCGTAGTTTCCGCCTTGCTAATTTTATCTCAGTGAAAGTAAAAGATGAAACTAACACAGTACAGCCGCAATAAAATCCTAAAAACTTTTGAACGTTGGGCAGTGCCCAAGGACTTTGCTGACCCTATGTACAACTATATTGTACACGGATTTAATCCTGGCAGTTGTTTTACAGCAGTTCTAGCCAACGACTTTCGCCGTGCTATTGGTGCTAGTCATCCTAACAATACTGTAGAAGCATTTAAAGCATTAGCCGATTGGATCGAAGAATGTATGCCTCCTGAAACAAAAGGTAGCTACAACAATGTTGAAGTTTGGTGCAATTTGCCCGAACAGACTCGTAGATCGATATTAGCAGATTACGAAATTATCCTTACCGAAGCAGAAGAGATTTGGATGGCTTTGCAAGGTAAGCCCACAAATGAACCACAGTTATATTAATGAAAGTTACAGCATATCTATTAGTTGTATCCTTAGCTCTTACTGGTTGCTCTACCGTGGTAGCTGTTGTGGATGTAACTGCATCCACTATTATCTATGCAGGTAAGACTGTAGTAAACACAATTGACCTAATAACTCCGGACATAATAAATCATGATTAAACGAATTGGCTTTGCTTGTAAATGGATTGATCGCCCTGATCAAATAAAAGGGATTAAACCTACGGACGAATGCAAGGCATTGAACACAGGCAGCACTACAGTGGCCTGGTTAAATAGACAAACAAAGCAAGTAGCAGAACAAAAGCTCTATGATCTAATGGTAGGCAATATCGAAGCAGTTCGCAAGCTGGTTGATCGCGTAGGAGACCTTGATGAAAATCTTAGAATGGTACGGCTCAGCAGCGATATCCTTCCTGTTTATACTCAGTCAGTTTGGGGTAAGTATTGGAAGAGTGCCGATGTACGAGCATATTGCGAAAAAGCATTTGGAGAAGTTGGCGAGTTAGCTCGAAAGAAGAATGTTCGCTTATCTATGCATCCCGGCCAGTTTACTGTACTAGCATCAGAAACTCCGGAGATTGTAGAGAGATCTATAGAGGAATTTGAATATCATACAGACATGGTTCGCTGGATGGGATACGGCAAGAGTTTCCAGGACTTTAAGATCAATGTACACATATCGGGTCGAAAAGGTCCCCAAGGTATTATCGACGTCCTCCCAAGATTGTCCCCAGAAGCAAGAAACTGTATCACTATCGAAAACGACGAAATGTGTTGGGGAATCGAAAGCAGTCTCGAACTTGAAAAGCACTGCGCCCTTGTGCTTGACATACACCACCACTGGATCCGTACAGGAGAGTACATTCAAGCCTCCGACGATAGATGTAAGCGTGTGATCGATAGCTGGCGCGGTGTCCGCCCTGTTATTCATTATAGTGTATCACGAGAAGACTGGTTAGTCGATCACCCTGAGAATATC